CTGGGCTCTTCAATGCTGACCGGCCAAGAAAAGACCTTAACTTTTTTACGAACAAATGCCATGCGTAATGAACGCGATACTGCAACAGCATACACCCGACAAAAAGGGGCCGCATTAGCGGCCCCCAACCTTCACTCACCGGTCACAGCCTAATCAGGTGTAAACGAAGCTGAACTCGTCGTTACCAGATGTTGACGGAATACAGGTGAAGGGGATGGTCAGCATGTGGATGCCGTCCTGATCGCTGTAGTCCACATCACCGATATCGACCCGAGTAGAGGCGAAATCGAAGATGTTGCCAGCGGTCTGACCGTGCTGGAACAGCAGGTTGCCCAGGGTGCCGTCGCTCAGAGCTGCAGTGAAGTAGTCCTTCTGAGCAATGGTCGGAGCTTCGATCACGACACTGCCGGTGCTAGCACGATCAGTCAGCAACACCTGCTTGGTGCAGTTGATCAGATCGCGATACACCAGTGTGTTGCCGATGTCAAACGTCACCGACTGGAGGCAACCGCTATAGGACAGCAGCTCGAAGCCGGTCGTGTTGCCCTGCTTGGCGATCACAGGCGTTGCCTGGTTCGCGTAAGTGACAGCAGGAGCGGCGGTGTCAGTAGGTGCGTTGTACACACCAGTAAAAGTGAAATCAATAGAAGGGATTTCACCCACTGCCATGTTCAGCGTGAAAGTGCCGCGAGCACCGGTCACCTTATGCAGCACACCATCGATGTTGTAGTAGATGGTGCAGCTGCCAAAGCTGGCACTAACAGGCGCATAAGTTGCGCTTACGCCAGCAGAAATGGTCTCGCTCATGCCACAAGCAAGCAGAGCCTTGCCATAGCGAGGAGCGGTGCCAGCAGTGCCAGATCCAGCAAGCTCAACGCTGAACGTGCATTCAACGCGAGTGTTGGCCAGCAGTTGCTCAGATGCACCCAAATAAGGGCGCACAAGGTCGCGGCTTACGACATCACTCTGCAGAGGAGTGATGTTCAAATCCCTCACCAGAATGGCGTCGGCGCCGTCTGGAGTCGGATCCGTCCCGTAAGTGCCTTCCGATTCCAGAAGAATCAGGCGTTTCCGAGTTAGAAGGGGCATTGGAAATTACCTCTGGTCGTTCAGGTGGCAGCGTTCGTGAAACAAGAGTACGAACGCCTGTCTCGGGGTCAAGGATGTACGAGCCACCTTGCCCTTGAAACTCATCCATTACTGTAAATCGGGTGGCTTGTCAGACTTTAGAACGACAAACTCGCAACACTTGTTCTGTATTGAACGATATAATCATTAAAAATTACGCCTGCAGGCTGATCGGCGTCGACAAGGGTGAATGACACCTCATCAGGTTGCACGTCAATCGCAAGACCACCAAGCGTCAAATCAGCAACCATCTTGGCGTGCATGCTCTCAATCACCGGATCAGCAAGCTGATCAGGCAGGTCACCCCTGACGATCACACTGACCCTGACGCGCATTCGCCAATCCAAAGTTGGCAAGCTCGTGTTCTGAGTTGGCGTATCGCTGATCGGCTCCACCACAATTGCTGGCGACTCAGCACGTTGCACAGCAGTAACGCGACTGCGATAGACGCGACCGCTAACTCCCGCTGTGCTAGCCAAAGCGGTAGTGATCGCTGTCAAAATTTGCTCACGCTTGGTCGCCATTGAATCCTCGCTGTGGAAGCTTGCCAAACGGCCCAGGATCTGCGCCGCCGCTCACAATTGATTTCGCTCGATAATAAATGTAACAGTCAGTCTTTCCCGCTACCTCCAGAGCCTGCATCACCTTGACCCAGTTTTTGAAGGTTTCGCGGTCCATGCTTAGAGAACGACTCCTGGCCCCATAACAACCAAGGCTCCCGTGTTGCTGTTCCCCCTGGTCACACGCCCAATCGGTTGTTTGTTGGTCGGAGCCGTAGTAGTGAATCCTCCACCTTCTGCGACATACAAAGCTGAATTGACCGCATAACCGTTCGTATCCATTTGAGTAATTTCGCCACTAATCACCAAGTGTCCATCTGCGCCCGCCGCAATCGCCGCATCAAGAATCCCAATCGCAGGCATCTTTGCCAAATTTGCTGCATCAGCCCCCGCCACAATTACCGTCGCAGTGTCGCCAACATTTCCGGTAATATAAACGGGCGTACCCTTCGCCAGCGTTGATCCGGTGCCATTTCGGCAGTGAATGTAAACAGGCCCAGCCAACGCGCCATGAATATGAGGAAGAGTCGCTAACCCTGTTACTGAAAGCGTCGTAAATGTTGGGTTGTCATATCCCTGTACATACAACAGTGAATTCCAAGCTGTTGTACCATCACCGAGCTTCAGCTTTCGCGTATCAGACTCCAGGCCAACTTCGCCAGCAAGCAGCACTGGATTAGCTGCCGTCCAAGCCGCAGCAGTACCGTTACGAAGCTTGAAGCGCGTAATCGTGTCGCTCATGGCACACCGCCGTCGAGTACGTTTCCGGCCACATACTCAGTCGCAGGGCCGCCTCCATCAAGAATAACCAAGCTCTCTGTATCGACACTGTCCCCATCGAGCACTGCAGGCGACACATCCGCCAGCACAGGCGTCGCACTGCGTTGCAGCATCAGATCGCAAAACTTTCCGTCATCAAGCAATTCAACTGATCGCACCGTGTAAGGCAGGCCATCAACATTGACTCCCGCCCCATACTGCAAATCACCGAATAAGCTCGCAAGACAAGTGACCTTGTAGTCAGTCGTCAGCACCACACCATCCGCCACCATCTCGCTTGGCATGTCAAGAATCCCAAGCCCACTCGCAGATCCAGCCGAAATCGGCACGCCGAAATCAGCAAGAAATACGCTCAGGTCTTCCGTGAGTGCCATTGAATCAGCGACGATAGAAAAATTCTAAGCACAAAAAAGCCTCAGGTCACCGAAGCGACCCGAGGCCCCGTCCGTCCGTCATCCGCTATCAAGCGTACTTCTTCACGCCAACACCGTTGATGGAATAGGTATGGGTGGAGCTGTCTACGGTCGAGACAGCTTTGATCCAGCGCTTGGCAGCACCCTTGGGGAACACCAGATACTGCTTGTCAGCAGTGGTGCTCACCTGAGCGAATGCAACAGCGGCAGAAGCTTGCTCCGTGCCGTCAAGATTGAACACGGTGGTCACATCCGTGTAGCTGCCACCTTCGGTGTCGCTCGACTGAATTTTGACATCCAAAGTCGACGTGCCACCGTTCTCAACATCAAGAATGATCACAAGGTCACCCTCGTAATCGTTCATGTCGACAGCAGTACCGCTCAGAGCGGTAGTACGGGAAGCGGTAGGAGCCAGCGCAAAGTGGCTGAGCTTCTCCAGACCAGTGGAAAGAATGGCCATGATTAGTCCTCCTTAGGAGCGTAGGTCCGTGCCTTGCGCGCGGGCTTGACCGGCTCAGGCTTAACTTCTTCCGTCACCTCAACAGGTGCGGGCTTCTCAACGGCAGGTGCAAAAACAGCCTTGCCGCCACCAACCAATAAATTTGCGTCAGCTTCACTGACCTCAATAAAGGAGCCGGCCGAAACCGACTCCCCCGAGACCATGACTTGACGCAGGATCTCGACCCTCATGATCAGGTGCCGAGGCAGAAGGCACCAGGCTGCTTCACAGCCACATCCACGTCCTGCAGAGCAATCACGCGGACGGTGCCAGCAGTAGCACCAGCGTAAGGATCAACAGTCAGATCCAGACCAGACCACATGCCCATGATCATCATGGAGAAGTCGCCAAACAGAGCGTCGTTGTTCTGCAGTTGGTTGGACACGATCACGGGATAACCGTTGATCTCGTTGTCCTCGAACACGAACATGCCAGTGTTAGTGGCTTTCTCGGTCGACTTCAGAGCACCGCGAGCAGCAGCGTTAATGATGTAACGCAGGCTGCCGGCATCAGCATTTGCAGAAGCCACATCGGTTTCCATGCCGATGTACTCAGCAAAGGTGCCGTAGGTGGTGATGGTCTGGCTGCCAATACCGGTGGTGTTGGTCAGACCCAGAGGCTGGTTGCTGGAGCCGGTGCCGTAGATAGCAGCGCGGTCAAGCTCAAGAGCAATCACGCGAGCCAGATCGTTACGGATCATGCCCTCAACATCGATCGAGGACTGAAGCAGCAGGCGACGGCTGTAGTCGACATAAGCACCCACAGTCTTGGGTGTCATGTTGACCTGATCGATTGCCTGCTGGCTTTCGGTCGGGCTGCTGTTCTCACCCACCCAGTAGGCAGTGGCAGCAGAGGTCTGACGGGGGATGCTGATGTTGCCTTGCAGGCCGGTCAGCATGGTCACGCCAGCTTGAGCCAGTGCAAGACGGTTGCGCAGCAGGTCGATGAAAGAGCCAGCCAGCAGTTCGTCAGCAACAAGGTTGCCACCAGCAGTGGGGGTGCCCACCACCAGATCACGACGCAGCACTTCGTTCGGGATCACGATGCCGTTGCTGGCGCGCTCATACTTTTGAGCAGCAGCTTTGCCGACTTCGATTTCAAACTCAGCAGCGCGACGAGCGGCGGAATCGCTGGGGTTAGCCAGATAGTTCAGCGCACGGGCGAAGCTGAA